TCAATCTTCTTTGGCGAGCTCGGTGTCCTGAGCGATCAATGCAATGAGCGCGTTCTGCTGGCGGTGAGCGAGCTGGCGAAAGCGCTGCAGAAGCTCTCGCTCGTGAAGAGACAGCTCTGGGCTGTCGAGACGCATGCTCAGATCTTCATCCAGTGCGCCTTCCTGCAACAGGCTCTGCTCCAATCTGGCGATGATTTCTGAGTTCATGCTGCGGTGATGATTCCGCGCTACCTCGGCGATGCGTTCACGCATGCCGTCGGGAAGCCGAACAACGAATTTGTCAGCCGTACGGCTGGAATAAACTGCCTGTTTCATAGGGCGCATAATTAACCGGTTAGTCAGGTGGGCGTGCTGGCGTATTGCCGGGGTAGTCACCGGTCTGACAACCACCAGTACTCGCTGTTCCGTCAGCCAGGTTAAAAATTAGGAGACGGCTTCATGACGCCAATTGTACGTCGATATTCTGATTAGTAAAGTGCTCGTGCTATCAAAATGCCTTTACTGTGAACCAGTCTAATTATCGTCCGACTGTGGGGTCTTAGCGCAGCACTGGATCGAACTTGATCCTGCGTCCGATCATGAGTGCGATCAGGGATAAGCTTCCGAATATGCCAAGTCCTGCCTTGCACAAGGTATCCAAGGTCGCCAGGCTTTGGGGGGCCAGGAAGGCACCGTAGCCGCACGCTGCGGTAAGAAGCAAGCAAGTCAATGCAAATCTGGACATGAGTAACTCCTTTTGCGGAACCATCCGCGCTCAACTGAATCCCTTAGAACACCCAGCGTTGCGGTTGAGTGAGCACGCTCGCCTCGCCTGAGTTGAGGGTGGTGATCTGTGCGCGTTCCGAATTGCTCGTGCGCTGAATTGAGAACTGGGAAGAGGGCTCGTATCGCTGTTGCTGCGGTTCGGTGGATGGCAGCTGCGAGGCTGTCAGGGCGGCAAATGTAAAGCCTGTAGTAAGAAGAAAAGCCGACTTGATCATGAGCGTTATCCTTCGCGTCACGTTAACTTTGCCTAGCTATTGCAGTAGCTGTGCCAAAGTTTATCTGGATAAAAACTGTTATAAATCAATAAGTTGGCGTTGTGGTGGGGCGAGTATTGCTTGCGCTTTGCACGGATGGCTGATAGCGGTCATGCAATTTGCATTGCTATGTGTGAGAGGCGTATTCGGCTGTAGGAGGCTGCATGGCATCAGGTTTACGATGCGCATGACAAATCATGCTTGGCTCGTTACCATGCCCGCCGCGTGATGTCCCAGTAGCTCAATTGGATAGAGCATCCCCCTCCTAAGGGGAAGGTTGTGAGTTCGAACCTCGCCTGGGACGCCAACATACCGGGCCATTCAGAGATTTTAGCCCGTGCCCTTGAGTTCTTATGGGTGCATAGCGGGTGCAAAATTGGCAGTCCGGGAATCTCTCTATATATAGTCAACGATGCTCTACGCAAGGAAGCGAAACGATGAGCTATCTGGTACTGACTCGCCGTGAAGGCGAGCAAATCACCCTCCGTGTTCAGCCAGGAACCGACGCAGACGATCTGCTCGCGCAGTTGTTATTAGACGGCATCACTGTAACCGTGACTGCTGTCGAGAACGGACGGGCTCGGATCGGAATTGACGCCCCTTCCGACTTGCAGATCTTGCGCTCCGAGCTTGAGTCGCGCTGAATAGACGCACCTCCTTGGAGATGGGTCATGGACGATATCGATACCGAACCACTAGTGCGCGAGGTCGAGCGCCTCAAGACGTTGCAAAATGCAATGATGATTGAGATCGCCGAAGATAGAGGCAGTGGCTTCAAAATTACCGCGATGATCATCGCCTGTGGAGCCGGGTTATTCGGCATTTTCGCCACGCTGCACGAAGGGTTGCGCTGGGAATGGGCTGTCGCTATTGCCATTGGCGCAACTGCTTTCCATCTGGCTAGGCAGAGCGAGAAGAGCGCTGTCGCCCATCGACAGATGCTCGATCAGATCGCTGCTGAGCTAGAGAAAGCTGAACAGCGTTTGTCTTCTGCGACTGCCAAAGAGCGCTTACTTGAGCTGTTCGGTGAGCCTGCTAGATAGATTTGAGTAGATTTTGGTCGCGGATCTTAAGCACGGTCGTGGTCGAGCAACCGGCGTGCCTTGCGGTGGCCCGGACGCCAAGCCCCGCGGCCAGCAATTCCCGGACGCGCTTGTGCAGGTCAGCGTCAACCGGGCGCCCCTTATAGCGCCCCTCGGCCTTCGCCTTCTCGATGCCTTGCGCCTGGCGCTCCCGGCGCTGTTCGTAGTCCTTGCGGGCGATGGCGGCCATCATGTCCACCAGCATCGAGTTGATAGCAGCCAGCATCCGGTTGGTGAACTCGTCGCCCTTCGTGTCGGCAATTCCCTGGTGGCTGGTCGGCAGATCCAGCGCGACGATGCGCAGCCCCTTGGAGTCGATAGCGGTCTTCAGCTTCTGCCAGTCCTCGGCCGGCAGGCGGGAGAGCCGATCGATCGATTCGACCAAGAGCACGTCACCCTTCTTGGCATCCTTCAGCAGGCGCAGCAGCTCGGGGCGGTCGGCCTTGGCGCCGCTCTCGTTCTCCAGGTACTCGCAAGCGATGTGCTGGCCGTGATCGGCAGCGAATTGCTCCAGGGCGGCACGGGCACGGCTGGCGTCCTGCTCACTGGTTGAGGCGCGAAGGTAGGCGCGAACGAACATGGCTGAATCTCCCTGTGTTGCATTTAAGGTGCTCACTTAATAGCGTTGCACTTTAGACGTACCACAAAAGGAAATAAAGCCCTTTTTGCTCGTATTTGCCCGTATTAGCTCAGCTATACCTTTGTGAACGGGGCGCTCACGGGGCCATATACATCAGGCCCCCCAGTTGAACAGCAGTTGCCGAGTGGCCCCCATGCGGCAACTAGATAATTAGTGCCGAGTGGGGTCTGCTTTGGCCCACATCTGCCGGCAGGCCCCCCATTTGATTTCCGATGATTGTTTATCAGAGGCCGAGCTGGCGAACGATGGCGGCGGGATCGGTGCCACGCTGCAGGGCGCGTCGGGCATCACGCTGCATTGTGTCGATGCACTCGTTTTCGAACTTCTCTGCCATTCGACACGCCTTCTTCACGATCAGAACAGCGAGCTCTCTTGGAAACGGGACAGGTTCTTGCGCTGGGCGACCATAAGCAATCGACACTGATTCTCTCCGTTGGTGTTGGGTATGCCTGCCACCGCCCAACCAATGAAAGGCGCGCAGGCTGTCGGGGTTTTGGCCCTGGCACTCGCCGACTGATCCAGTTTTGCCCCACCTAAACCCGGCCGGCTCGCTCCCGTGCGGCCTTCAGCTTGTCAGCCAAGCCGACCTTGAAATCCACCGTCACATCCAGTTGCTGACGGTCGAGCCCCAGGAGGCGCGCCTTGCCCATCGTGGCCGATACCGCGGCAGATGGTCGGTCAACTGCCAATGCCCGCGCCCTGGCTGCCTCCAGCTCTTCCAGCAGGCTGTCCACTGTGTCGCCGTGACGCTCCAGGATGGGCTCGCGCAGTTCTGCCAGCCTTGCCGTGATCTTGCCGTTATCGAGGAGATCCTTAGCCTTCCGGTTCACCGTCTCCGGCTTCATGTTCTCCGCGTTGTAGGCCCGTCGATAGGCCTCGCTCGCGTTGCCTGTCTCGATGTAGGCCAGACAGAATGCCTCTTGCTTGGGTGTCATCCTCGGATCGCCTTCAGTGACCGCGCCGAATGCATCACGGCATTACGCTGGACGTTCTCCAGATTGGTGTTGAGCCGCTCGCGTACCTCTTCAGTAACTACGGGACTGTTCCCATAACGCACGCCGTTCGGCTGGATCTCGTCCTTGCTGGCGATAAAGAGCAGCTTCCCGGCCAGGCTGCTCAAGAGGTCGAGCGGAATATCGTTGCGTGTCTCGATGCGATCCGGCATCACGCCTGGCTGCTGGCACGCTCGGGCGTGGGCATTCGTGGCTTGTGCTACTTCCTTCACGTCAGCCCAGGCGGCACCCACCTCGGCAAAAGCCGACTCCAGCTTCGCCCATGCGGCCTGCAGCGATCGGCAGGAACCGGGGATTGCCTGCTCTGCAGCCTTCACGACGGCAACGCGCTCGTTGATACGCTGGTCGTGCTTGCGGCGATCCAGGGCGCGGCAGGCGGCATCAAGCGCGGTCAGCTCGTCCTGCAGCTCGCGCAGCTCCTGCTTAATGGCCGGTACGCGCTTGGTCGCATTATCGTCTCCCTCTGCTGCGGCCAGTGCTGCGGCTTCGTGTTCGCCTTCGAGCTGTTCCTGCCGCAGCTCCAGAGCCTGGCGGCGTGCGTCGAGGCTGACTTCTACTTCGTCGATGTTGCGGGCGGTGGCGGTCATGGTTTGTTCCTTTTCGGTGTGGGGGTTATTTGCGGCGTGCCCGAGTGCGGCCGGCTTCGGCCAGCAGCTTCACGAGGGCGGGGTCAGATCCGGCGCCCATGTCGAGCACTTGGCCGGCGTTGGGTACGGACCGGGAGAGGCGGGCGGCTTCGGCCTTGGCGTATGCCAGGTTCCGGTCGAACTCGCTGCCCCAGGTAGCGCGCAGGGTAGAGAGGCAGTGCTCGTTCCTGGCCTGCAGGCTCTCGTAGGAGGTAATCGGGTTGGAGATGGCGTCCTTGGCGGCGGTCATCAGTGCTCGCATGTGGTCACGTCCGAAGCCTGCCTCGGCTGCGAACTGCTGCAGGGCAGTGCTGCTGGCGTGGAATGCTTCGCCGTCCACTTCCTCGCCGTTGATCCGGTCTTCGCGCTCCATGCTTTCGTAGAAGTCGGACAGCTCGGGATAGTGCTGATCGGCCGGAACCTGGTTCTCGCTCATACCATAGAAGGCTTCGGCGGCACTCTCAGTCCAGGGCATTTCCTCGATGGGGGCTTCCGGCGCCTGGCTGACTGGCTCGGGGGCTTTTCCGCTACCCAGGAGAGAATCAGGCGCGTCCGGGGGCGTAACAGGGGTGCCGTAGAAGGCGTTGGCGATGCTTTCGTAATCCATTGGTGTGCCTCTTACTCAAGCCCGAACGGGTCGAGGTGTGTTTGGGAGGGAGCCAGCAGGTAGCTCTGGCCGTTTTCCTTCTCGATGCGGCGTTCCATCCGGCGCAGCGATCCGGGGTTCAGCGCTTCTTGCACGCTGTACAGAACCAGGTAATCGAGCGCGGCGCGGGTGTAGAACAGGTTGAGGAACGGGGTCTGCTGAATGCCGAACCGGACGGCTGCAGCGGCTGCGTCGTCGCCATCGCGGACGCGGTAGAGCACGTCGGCAAGCCCTTCGACGGCGCCCGCTGTCGGGCCTGCCAGGGAGCCGATCAGGCCGCCACCGAAGCGGTTGGCCTCGCCGAAGATGAAGTCGCCATAGATGCCGAGGGCGCCGCCTTGGAGCATTGCCGCTACCCAGGTCTTCGCGTCATCAGCTGGGCGGGGCTCGCGGCCTTTCAGGAGATCCTTAGCGGTCATGGCGCCGTACCCGAAAAGGGTGGTCCAGACCAGCAACTGAGCGATGCCCAGTTTTTCGCCGTTGCCGTTGCGCAGCGCCTGGATCAGCTCCCGACCGGCGCCCTCGGCATAAGCGCTCGGTGTATACCCGCGGCCATACAGCTCACGCCCGAATGACTTCTGCAGGATGGCCACCGGAAAGGCCTTGAACTGGCCGACGAAGCGCAGCAGCTCGCCGGCTACGGTCCCTGGTTGAGTACCCCGGCGCATGATCGCGCGCGTCCTGGCATCCGGTTCGATGACCGCATAGCTGGCACGGTCGGTAATGTAGCTGCGCAGTTGGGCGCCTAGTTCTTCACGCAGCTCTGCTACTGCTGCGGCGTTGGCTGTGCGGCCCTTGCTGGTGAGGTAGGCAGCCAGGTCGGCCTCGGGGATATCGTCGAGCCCCTGAGTTGTCATGTACTCGCGGCCATCGGCCAGCTTGGCACCTGTGCCGCGCACCAGATCCCAGCGCCCCGCGTCGAAGTCGAACAGCTCAAGGGTTCGGCGAAGATCCGGGTTCATCTGGTCCCAGTTCATCGCGCGGTTATAGGCAAGGTGATGGCTCATCATCAGCGCGGCGGTGCTGCGCATCGTGTCGGTCCACCAGGTGAGGCCGTTCAGCTTGAAGAACTTTTGCTGTAGCCCGCTCATCTTCCCGCCCAGGGAATCATCGGCGCTGAACTTGGAAACCACGTCGCCGCGGACGTTATCGAAGAACACGCCCAAGCTGGACAGGATCTCGCGCTGCTCGGCTGGCTTGCGCCCCTTTACCATTCCACCGATCAGGGTGCCCATCGAGGAGAGCATCCCCTTTCCCTGATAGCGCATCTCACTGGCGGCGACCGGAAGGTCAGTCACGGCGGAGATAACAGCGCCGCCCAGCTTGGCCATGGACTGCAAAGCACGGATGTTCGAGGCGACTCTGGCGGCCTGCTGGTTCACTGCCAGGCGGGCGGTCCCGTCCACTTCAGCGAAACGGGTCTTCAGCCAGCCGCGGCGGTCAGTTTGGAAGCGGCGCATCTCCACCGGCTTGTCCATCAGATCGCGCTGCAGCTCGTCGAGGATCGCTTCCCAGTTGCTTTCGGGATTGGTGCCCAGGCGGCGCATCAGTCCGGTGTTCTGGCCTGCCCGGTCCAGGCCTCCCAGGAATGCCTCACGCAGCGAGCCAGTGCCGTAGGCCTTGTTGTATTGGTGCCAGGACAGACCGTCCTTGAAGTGCAGCACACGCTCGGCGCTGACCTTTTTGGCCAGGTTGCGCGGGCCTTTGAAGCCAGAGGCCTCGGGCGTGGATGCCTTCAGGTGGACGCCAGAGACAAGGCCGTTGTACGCGGCCAACAGGAACTCGCTGCGGTCGGTCACGCCCTCGAAGGTGCGCTCGTCGAGTAAATCGCTGATCTCGTCGCGCCATTGGCTGAACCCAGCGCGCTCCAGTTTGTACGGGTCATGCGACTGGCGAACGATGTAGCCCGGCAAGTCGCGGATCTCGGCGCCGGCCCGGTTGGCATCCGACCGAGCGGCGGTCTGGTACTTCTGCATGATGCGGGCGATCTCGACCGACTCCCGGCCCAGGCCATCAAGCGGGCGATCAGTACCGATACGCCAGAGGGCGTCGGCTATCTCAGAGTCGTTGTCGCCGCGGGTCAGGAACGGCAGCAGGTCGGCCTGTTCCATGTCATTCAGGAAGCCCGCGATATAGGCGTTCGAGAGCTGTTTCTGTTCGGCAGCGACTGAGCGGCGCGCCCCGGCCCGAGCTACGTTGGTTCCAACCAGGAAGGATTCCAGGCCCAAGTCAGGACGATCCGCCCAGGTGCTGCGGATGTAGCCGATGGCCTCCAGGCGGCGCCGTGCGTTGATGGCGGCGTTGCGCTTCTCCAGCTTCGCGGCCTGCAGCGATTCGGCAGATAGGTCGTCGGCGGCCTTCAGGGCGGCATCCTCGGCGCCAAGCATCTCATCGGCAGCGCGCAGGGCCTTGATTCGCTGTTGCAGGCCCTCGACTAGCTCGACCATCTCCTGTTCGTTCAGCTCGCGTCCTGCAGCCTTGGCGGCAGCTTGGATAGTGTTGATGCAATCTTGAGCGGCCATTAGTTCCTCAGCTGACAAAGTGCGGCGGCCCGGTAGGCGGCGGCGTAGGTTTCGGCGTCGGCCAGCAGTTCGTCGGCCTCCCGGTAGATCGATGCGGGGTTGATGCCGGCCTGGCGGACCATCTCGTCGGTCAGGGCCAGTTCATCGGCCAGCAGCTTGTCGAGCGTGGCCGGGTCGGCAATGTCTTTGGTCTTCAGCGCGTCATCGGCGGCGCGGCTTGCGCGCTCGGCGGCAGGGTCGGCGCTACGGGTTGCGGGTTGCTTGATCTGCTCCAGGGCGGCGGGTCGCTTCACTGGGTCGGCCAGATCGAAAACGGCCTCGATGCTCACTGGTCGGCCGGTGACGGACTGAGCCACGGCGGCGCGCAGGGCGTTCTCCCGAACCTGCCAGGGGGCGGCCTCGGCCTTTGCCCGGGCGGTGTCTTTCAGGTCGAAGCCACGGGCGATTTCGTCGGCGCGTTCGGCGACGCGAGCCCGGTAACTGTCTGGAATCTCGCCGCGACGGATGCTGGCCAGGTCGGCGCCGGCTTGCTCTGCCTGCCGGTTCAGTTCCAGCTTGGAATCGATCTCTCCACGCCTAGCCGTCAGTTGCTGCCGCTCGCCCTCTATCGCCTTGCGTGCGGCGCGTTCGGCCTGTTTGCGGGGGAGGGTGGCCTGAAACTCTTTGGCGCGAACCTTGAAGCTCTCATCGATCCGATCGAGAGCGACTTGGACAGTCTCCCGCTCTGCCTTCAGGTCGCGCACGTTCGGCTGGCGGCCGGCGGTCGAGCTCTCCAATTCGGCGCGAATGATCGGGGTCAGCTCATCAGCGGCTTGGCGGGAAGCGGCTGCGGCCAGGGTCGAACGGTCCGCCTCAATGCCCCGAGCCAGGGAAAGGCGCAGACCTTCCATCGAGTCATCACTGATACGCCCCAGGGCTTGCGGGAGCGTCGCTGTGCTGCGTTCGGTTGGCGTGGCAATAGATCGGGGCGCCTCGGCGTCAATCGTCGCAAGCGTGCGCGCCTTGATGGCGTCAGAGACATATCCGCCGACACTGTGCAGGCCACCGCCTAGCACGGTGCCGAATGTCACGTTTAGCAGGCTGTCGGCCAGGTCGTAGTCGGCCTGCTCGCGCTTCGCAGCATTGAGCACAATCGGCTCGACCAGGGCGGTACCCACTGCGCCCTCCAGCACACCCACGCCAGCACGAACTCCAAATCGGCCCGCGGTGCTGCCTGTCTTGGCCAGCATCGCGGCGTAACGGGTCGGACCGATTACCGGCACGAAGGCGGCGGCGATGTTGACCGGATCAATGGCAGAGGCTGCGAAGCCGGCCAGCAGCTGAATGGGGATGGTCGAGGCGGGGGCGTTGTCCAGGATGAATTTGCGCTGATTCTCGGCCCGCTTGCGCTCGATCAGGATGTCCAGAGCGCCGGCTCGGATACCGGAATCCTCGACGGTCAGGTCAAGGCCTTCTTCCTTGATGCGGGCGCGGGCCTGCTCTGCGGTCAGCAGCGGGGTTTCGGGTTCGGCGCGAACCTCTGGCGAGGTATACCCGCGCGCCGTCATGGCAGGACGGATAACCTCCCCCAACTCGGCGTCGGTCAGCTCATTGGTTCTGAAGGCAGACGACACGGGAGAGCGAACAAAGCTTTCGACTGCAGCGGCCTCGGCGGCATCGAACTGACCAGTAACAACGTCATCCAGAATGTTGCGGTCGCGCCGGATGATCAGCCCGTCGGTATAGAGCGTCATTCGGTCACCAGCCCGGCGATCCCGGCCAGCAAGGCGTCGGCGTTCGCAGTGATCTCGGCCAACTCCTGGTCGATCTCGTCCATATCGATGCCGAGGCTTTCGGCGTCACGCTCAAGCAGGGCGTATTCCTCTGCCATCAGCTCCAGAGCTGTCTCCAGGTCGGTGCCGTCTGGTCCGTTCGCATAATCGGCAGTGCTTTGCACCACGCGCAGGTCAGGCTGGCTCAATGGTCCACCCTCCTTGATTGCTGAAAAGGGCGTCAGCGAGCCGCTGAGCGCGTTCGTGTGCTTCTTGCTCGGTGTCGCCCTGCAGAACCACCAGCGTGCGGCCCTGCTGTTTCAGGCGGACATGGAATTTCTCAGGAAGGCATAGGGCGGCGCGGTGCAGGCGGGGGCCGGTTTCCAGTTGGACGGGGTGCATTACCACGCCCCCCGGAAGTCGGACGCCTGCAGCGTGGCCAGATCCCGCACGGTTACGTCCAGGCCGCGACCGTGAACACGGATCAACCCATTGGGTCGGGTCGTCATCTTCAGGCCCATAGACTGAATGGCCTGGCGTGCATCCTGGCGGCGCAGCTCCTTGAACTCTTCGGGGGTCATGCTGCGGCCGCCTTCTCGACAGGCTCAGCAATCAACGTGTAAGTGGCTACACGAGGATGCTTGAAGCCTTGGGCATCCACCAGATCAGCGAGCCGGGTATGGATCACGTAACCAGCGGCGCGCAGGTCAGCGATTCGCGCACCTGGTCGGCAGATATTCAGCTCGGCGGTGATCTCGAAACTGTTGATCGAATCAATGCGCAGCCGCTCCGCCAGCCGCCGACATTGGGCTGATGCGCTTACATCACGCAGATCGGAGCGGCGCGAGGTCATGCGGCGGCGTCCTGGTGTAGTGGCTTGTTCTCAGCCAGGGCAATCAGCGCGGCGCAGGCTTGAACATCACCAGCCGCTGCAGCATCGCGTAGGCGATTACGGGCGGCCTCTACCTCTCGCTTAGTCACGTCCTTGGCACGTCCGCGACGCTTGGTCGGCTGCTGAGATTCTGTAAATGCCATTTTCTGCCCCTGCTATGTAATCAAAGACGACATGTCGTCATAGTTGACATGATATGCCGATTCGAGCAGAAGACAAGCTTTTAGTGTGTATTCATCCAGTAGTTTTTAGGTGTGCTTGAGCTGATACAGAAGGGAAGGCGAATTGGCGGGGCTTTGCGAGGGAGGGGGCGGCCGGAATGGTTGCAGTAATTACGACCCATCCAAAGTGGAACAATCGCACCTGCTCCGGCTTGCTGTCAGGTGCAAAGGCGGGAAATCCCGGGATTCCGGTAGTTTGGTTGGTAGCGCGGCGAGTGAGCCGTTTTGGTCTCACTGAGACGGTTTGGTCTCGGTGAGATATCCCCAGTTCTGGGGAAAACCCGCTGCCTTGATAGCGGGAAACCCTCGAACTTGATCAGGTGAAACCGCTGAACTGGTCCGAGTCGGACAGGTTGGTCTGTCTCGCGTGTTGAAAACGACACAGTGTGTTGATTCCTACACAGTGGCAGATCGGGAAATAGTCCGAATTGGCGGAATAACTCCACCGTGGCAGGGGCGCCACTCTAAAACCCAGCGGTAACCCAGCCGGTTAGGGTTTGGTTTCAACGGGTGTTGAACAGGTGTTGAACGATCGCTGAACGCTTGGTGCACGAAACGTGCTCAGTTCTGAGCGCATTAAAAACCCCGCACTAGGGCGGGGTCTGGATCATCAGTGGTTGGTCCGTAGATATTCGACTGCGTTGGCGAACTCTTCGGCTCGCGGGAGACTCCTGAACAGTACCACCCGCAAGTTTGCGCCCTCAGTCGAGCGAATCATCACGGCGTATCGCTCCTTCATGCGCCGCTTGAAGACGGACGGCTGCCCCATCGATCGATAGTAAAGCCGCTGGCCAGCATCCCGCGTAGTTACGGTAGACGAGCCAGCGGCAATTGCCCCAGCGCCGAGTGGTGCGGCGGTTGCGAAGCCCTGGCCAGTGGATATCTGCCCGTCAGACAGAGTGATGAAGTCTTCGCCAACCAACGCCGCCTCGGCCTTACGCTTGCCGAAATCCTCGTAGAAACCTTGCTCGACGATTGCGGCTGCCTCTGGCCACTTCATCCCGGCCGGCGCTTGCGCTGCGTAATCTAGCCTCTGGTGCCCACATCCGGCCGCTAGTATTGCGACCATTCCAATCAGCAGTAGCCTCATGCCACCTCCAGTCCGTTTAAGACGCAATATACATCGGGGCGCCGCAGTTGCGCTGCCGCAGCGATCGATTCTGACAGCAGCGATTTTGCGTCATGGTTCGTAGCGCTCCAGTAGCTTGCCAAGGCGCTTCGCGATCCCATCCAGGGCGATGGCGCAGTTTTGCTCCATCTCGCCGCCACGGAGCTGGCAGAGGTCGGAGAAGACGCCGAGCAGCATCGCCTGGCCGAATGCGTCGATGTGCGCGCCTTGGTCATCGACCACGATTCCGCAGTCAGGGTCGATATGAACGATGTTGGTCATGCGTGACACTCCTCGTTTGTAGCCACTTGCTGCCCTGAATATCAGTAGATACCTGGCAGAATCTAAAAGGGTGTTCACTTTCTGAACACGTAGAACAGCGATTACGGTTCGGTTTCTGGACACGTAGGCGATAACGCCAAACCGAACCGGATAAACCCGAACGAACAGAATTCGCTACGTGTTCACTATCTGAACCGGTACGTGTTCATTTTGTGAACAGGAAGAAATCGAATTGAGCAGTGTCGGCAAAGGGCGCAGCGGTGCTCTAGTCGGGCCTACCTCAAGGTCTTTGCCGGGGCACTCGTTTACCGGAAGCCAGGACAGTGCGTAGAGCGCGCAGCGGGCGCCGTGCTTGTTGAACAGACTGCTACGAGTCTGAGTGATCCAGCCTGCCGACTCGAGATCGCTGAGCGCCTTCTGTAGCGTCGACGGTGAGCCGATCCCCCAGTCCCTAGCCATCGTGCGCGTGGCTGACAGATCGCCGTTGTTGCCCCCGTTGTACTGGGACATCAGCTCTTGCAGCACCACGCGGGCAACGAAGCTCAATGCTCGATGCCCGGGCGATTGAACGAGGCGCCGCTCCAGCCGGAAGAAAGGTGGCCCCGATTTGGGCTTTGATTTGCCTGCCATATCGAACTCGCGCAATGGCTGGCAGGGCAGGGCGCCCCGCCAGCGTTATGGCCGCTAGGCCGCGGCTTCTTGCATCAGGACGTATTGCCCCACGCGGTGCGGTGGCCGTCCTGCTTCGGTGGCCTGATAGGCCCATTGCGTGCGGATATCAAAGCCACGACGACGCAGACGGCGGACCGTTGACGGCGGGTGGACGATATCTAGGTCGTTGGCTGCCTCGATGGTCGTCACTGGATGAATTCTCAGTGCTTCCAGAAGGCGGCGGTCTTGCTCGGTTGCGGAGTGTGATGGCATAGTTCAGTCCTCACTTGGTGCAGTCCAATGTGTTTGCCCCTGGCGGTGTTGCAGCACCGCTTCGGGTTTCCTCTCTGCTTCCTTTCTCATGTCCATTCGTCCCTGTCCGGGGCGGCGTAGCCCCATGCTTCGTTGGCGGCCGCGTAGATCATCGAACCCAGCGCGGCCACCGCATACGCAAGGCTGCTCCGGTCGTCGTCGCTTAGGTGATGCTCCGATTCGTCGGCACCCAATAGCCGGCCGATACCTTCCAACCCTTTGCCGGCGTTCGTCAGCGCCGCGGCGTTGCGCTGGATCATCTCGAACGCCTCGCGATCAGTGATGCGGCTCATTGCAGCCCCTCCACGCGCTTGATGCGCTCTGCTTCGCAATCCATGTAGTTGCTCAGATCGTCTGCCAAGAACTGCCCCAAGCCGCCGAGCTCGGCAACGTTGCGCCCTTCGTTGTGCTTTTTGTCCAGCGTGATTGAGCGCATTAGCGCGGCCAGCCACTTGCCATGTTCGCGCGCATAGGTCGCCAGGTCGTAAGCGTCGATCGCGTCCACTGTTTCAGTCGTTGCGGTATTCATTTCGCTAGCTCCAGTCGAGAGGCGCCAAGGTGGCGCAGGTGTTCGAGATCAATCAGTCGGGTATTGGTAGGCAGTGCCAGCCACCCAATGACTTTGCCGCTCCGGTCGATTAGATGGAAGGCCCGCTCCAGGGCCTCCAAATTGGCGCTCACCGGCCGTTCTCCTTCGCCATCCGATTCAGCCAGGCGCGCAGTTCCTCGACGAGGATCAGGCGGCGCTTGCCAGCCTTGAACGACACGAGGTCGCCGCGGGCGATGGCTTCGTAAACAGCGGAACGGGTGGTGCCGGATGCGCGAGCGGCCTCTTCAGGGCCAACAGCGAGGGGTTGCAGCGTTGCGAGTTGGGACATGGTCTTCTCCATCTAGCCTCGGAATGGGGCCAGTGGTTGCCATCATAAACAGCTTAAATCTATCAGTGCAAGCATTTGCTAAACAAACATGCACTCAACCGGATTGACGCTAATTTGCAGGTAAGGCAAGCTTGCGGCCAATCAAACCGATCAGGTAGGTGGATGCCCAGATGGCGACCAAGACGTCAAAAAGGAAAGGCGAGACGAGCACGACGGTTTCCGTTGGGATACGGATCGATCCAAAGATCAAATTCGCCTTGGATGTGATGGGCAGGATGCAGAAGCGATCACTAACCGCCGTAATCGAGTGGGCCATATCAAACGCAATTCGGCAGCAAGATTGGGCCCATGATGAGCCGTTTTCTGACGTCATAGATAAGGTTTGGTCGACCGATGAGTCGACTCGCTTCGTAATGATGGCGTTACTAATGCCGGAAGCTCTTACCTACGATGAGCTGAGGTTGTGGGAGACCATCAAGGCCACCCGGGACTTCTGGTTTCTCTCCAACGTGGATGGCTCGCCTATGCATAGTGAGCACAGCGTTATGCTTGATGTTGTTAGCTACAACTGGCTCGATCTTCTTGATCATGTCGATGCAAACAGAGACCGGCCAATCGTCATCCCAATGGCGAATGCGAAACCACCATTTTGATTAGATCAGCTCCACCGCGGCCGCCTTGCTGTCCGGTGCAAGGTGGGCATAGCGGAGGGTCATCTTGATATCCGCGTGCCCCAGCAGATCCCGCACCGTGTTAAGCGGTACGCCAGCCATCACCAGCCGCGATGCGAAGTCGTGGCGCATATCGTGCCAGCGGAAGCCGACGATGCCGGCGTTCTTCAGCAGCTCCAGCCAGGCGGTTTTCACGTCTGTCATGGGCTTGTCCTTCTCGCCGGGGAAGATGTAACCGGTGCCGCTCGCCTGGTCGTACCATCCCTGCAGCGTGGCAAGCGCTTCGGCGTTGAGCGGGATATGCCGTGTCTCGCTGGTCTTCGCGCCTTCACCGGCTACCGTCAGGGTTTTGGCTTGCAGGTTGGCGTGATGCCAGCGCAGGTTGAACAGCTCGCCGCGCCTCATGCCAGTATTCAGCGATAGCAGAACCATTGGCTTCAGGTGATCGGCGAAGGCGAGGGCGCGAAGGTCTGGCAAAGCCTCTCTGCCTCGTTTTGAGCGCCATTCGTTCGCACTGTCGCGCTCTGCCCTGATTCGCTCCTCGCGTGCGTCCAGCGCGTCCCTAAGGGCTTTGGTTTCGTCCTTCGATAGGTAGCGGATGCGGCCAATCGAATCGACCTTCAGTTGTTTGACCTTCTCCAGAGGCGAGGCTGGCAGGTAAGCCCATTCCATGGCGCGGCTGAATACGCCGCTGATGCTGCCCATCTTGCGGTTAGCTGTGGCCGGCTTGTTGCCGCCGTTGAGCCAAGCGGTGCGGATCTGCTCCAGATCGCGGCCGGTTATCTCATCGAGGCGCCGGTGCATGATTGGCTCGAAGCTAGTGTCGAGCGTGTGCAGCGTCTTCTCATGGCCTTTGTGGTGTGCCTTGAACCACGGCATATAGTGGTCGTCGATGAAGCTGCGCAGGGTAGGGGTGCCAGCACCGCGGCGGCCTTGTGTGACTGCCAGCGGCTCGCCGTGCTTGCGGGCCTCGTTGAGATACTGCAGCGCCTCTTCGCGGGCCTGCTCAAGCGTCAGGATGCCGACACGGCCGAGCGCCTTCTTGCGGCCACGCGCCCAGGTCACAACGTAGGACTTTGCCCCGGCAGCGGTCACGCGCACGAACAGGCCGGGCACGGTGGTATCGTGGATTTCGTATTCTTTGCCGGTGACTTCCAGGCTGTTCAATCGGCGCGCCGTTAGCTTCTCTCGCAC